GACAACAAAAATTAGTTTATTAAAGGTTATTGAAACAAAATATTTTTTATAATGGCACAGAATTTAGATCTAAATATAAATATAAACACAAAAGGTTCAGAGGTAATTGGCGTAATAAGAAAAGAACTTAAAGAAGCAAATGGCGAATTACTAAAAGCCCAGACTTTATATGGTGATTATTCTAAGGAAGCGATTGCTGCTGCTCAAAAAGTAGCTGAATTAAAGGATAAAATATCAGAGGCAAGAGAAACATCAGACTTATTTGATCCTGGCAAAAAGTTTCAAGCATTTTCTGGAGTTTTAACAACTGTTGCAGGTGGATTAAGTGCCGTACAGGGAGCAATGGGTTTATTAGGTGCAGAATCAGAGGACGTTCAAAAAGCGTTATTAAAGGTTCAGTCAGCTATGGCATTATCGCAAGGATTATCAACAATAAAAGATAGTGCTAAAGACTTTGCAAGATTAGGAACAATAATAAAAAGCACAACATTATTTCAACAAGCATATAATTTTGTATTAGGTCAAAAGGTTGTAGTTACACAAGCTGATGTTATTGCAACAGAAGCTCAAACAGTTGCAACAGTAGAACAAGGTGCGGCAACAGTAGCAACAACAACGGCAGTAACAGGCGCAACGACTGCTATGAAAGCATTTAGGGTTGCATTAATTGCTTCGGGTATTGGTTTATTAATTGTAGCAATAGGATTAGCAGTACAAGCGTTTTCTAATTATGTAGGTGCGGCTGCTAAAGCAGAGGAAGCACAAAATAAATTAAATAAACAAATAGCTGATGGTGCTAAAGTAGCTTTGGATGCAGAAAAAAATTTTTTAGAAGGTCAAGAAAAATTAGATATAGCTCAAGCAAAAGCAAAGGGTGCAAGTGAACAACAAATATTTGAAATTGAGCAAAAATATAGAAGGCTAAGAGCAGAATCACATCAAAGGCATTACGAGGAAGTTTACGGAAAAGATGCAAAAGCAGCAGAGGAAAGTAGCGCAGAAATCAATAAAATAAATATAGATGGTCAAGTAGCTGCATTTGAAAATGAAGCAAGGAAAAGAAAAGAATATCAAGAGAAAAAAGAAAGAGAGGAAAAAGAGGCAGCAGAAAAATTACAAAAAGATTTATTACAAAGTTATGAAGACTATTTAAAACGTAGAGAATTTGCTCGTAAAAATAGCGAGGGAATATATATAGATGACATAAGAAAATTTGAACAAGAAGATTCAAACGAAAGGGATAAAAAAAGAAATGATGAAATAGATAAAAATATAATATGGCAAAATAAGTCTTTAGCTACTATTAAACAAACTGGAGTTCAAATATTAGCAATAGATCAAGCAAATTCAGACGCAAAGAAAAAAATGGCTGAGGAGGAAAGGAATTTAAGAGTTAATGCAGCTTACGATATTGCAGATGCTGCAATGTCTTTAGGATCAATAATTGGTGAGCAAACAAAAGCAGGAAAGGCTTTAGGAATTGCAAGTGCTTTGATTAATACTTATACGGGAGCTTCTGAGGTTATTAGAGCAAAATCAACATTGCCAGAGCCATTTGGTACTATTCAAAAGATTGCGTCTGTTGCTGCTATAATAGCAACGGGTATGCGTGCGGTTAAATCAATAACTGCCGTTCAAGTTCCTGGCGGCGGTGGGGGAGGTGCTTCTGTTCCTTCAATATCAACACAAGCACCTATTTTGCCACAATTACCAAGTGCGCAAATGACACAATTAAATCAACAATCAATTAATGATTTAGGCAATCAGGCAGTTAGGGCATACGTTATTGAGACAGATGTTACAGGCAACCAACAAAGAATGGCAGCCATAAGACAAAGAGCAAGATTTAGTTAAACGATAAATATTCACAAATAAACTATTTAAAGATATGAATACAGAGATACCTATTTATATGTTGGACATTACAGATAGCATAGAAGATGATTCACAAGTTGATTTCATTGCATTAGTTGATCGTCCTGCAATACAAAAGAATTGGAACGCATTTAATAAAACCCAAAAATTTGAGGTAACAAATGAAGATCGCCGTATTATTTCGGGTGCTATTATGTTGGCTGATACGCCTATTTTCCGCAGCGATGCTACTTATGGCGATTACTATGTTGCTTTTAGTTCGGACACTATTCTTAAGATTGTACAGAAGTTTTTTAAAAAAGGCTTCCAAAGCAATGTGAATTTAATGCACGATTCTAAGCAACAATTTGAGGGGGTTACTTTATTTGAAAGTTTTATCTCTGATCCTTCTCGTGGCATTATGCCAATGAAAGGCTTTGAAGATGCGCCTGTTGGCAGTTGGTTTGGGTCTATGATCGTGGATAATGACGAGGCGTGGGCTAAAGTTAAAAGCGGACAAATAATGGGATTCAGCGTAGAGGGTTTATTTACCTATAAACCGAAGGAAGTAAACAAGGTTGCGTCTATGGTAGATGCAATCCAAAAAATATTATCACAAGTTAAGTGATAAACTATTTATTTTTTAACTATATAATAAAAAAAGTATGAACGCACAGGAAGCAATTTTAAAAATTAAGGCTTTGTTTGAGGACAACGCTGCGCCTGTTAAGGAAGATGAAGTTATTGAGCCTAAAGTTGAGGAAACTAAGGTTGAGATGGCAGAATATTCATTAATGGACGGAACTAAGGTTGAGATTTCAGCTTTAGAGATTGGCGGTTTAGTAACTATTGAAGGGCAACCAGCACCAGCAGGAGGTCATGAATTGATGGACGGCACAGAAATTACCTTAGATGAAAACGGAAAAATTACCGAAATCGAAACTAAAGTAGTGGAAGCAAGTCCAGAAGTTGACGTTGAAGCAGGTAAAGATTATGAAGATAAGAAGATGGAGGAAATGGCTGAAAAGTTTGAGGCAAAGATTGCTGAATTGACTGAAGCTAAAAACTTATCTGACGCAAAAGTTTTGGATTTAGAGAATAAGGTTAAGCAAGGATTTGCACAAGTAGCTGAATTGATTGAAGCACTTTCAAATACGCCAAGCGAAGATCCTATTAAGAAACCAAATAGCTTTAATGAGTTTGTAAACACAAAGGGCATTAAAGAACAAAGATTAGAAAAATATAGAAACGCAATTTTAAACACTAAAAATTAAATAAAATGGGATTTAACGTAGACGCATTAGCCGCTTATACAGAGCAAAACGAAGCCTTATTGGTAACTGATTCTGTATTAGGTGCAAAGACTGCAGCTTTAATTAAAAGCGCAGGTAACGTTATGGTAGGCGTAAAGTCTGCTGAAACAATTAACATTATGGACACAGACGCAATCTTCCAAGCAGGTGGATCTTGCGGATTTACTGCATCTGGTTCAACAACTTTTACTCAAAGAACAGTAACAGTTGGAAAAATTAAAGTAAACGAATCTCTTTGTCCTAAAGACTTAGAAGCTAAGTACTTACAAAAAGCATTACCAACAGGATCAATGTATGATTCTATTCCTTTTGAGCAAGAGTTTGCAGATAAGAAAGCAAAAACAATTGCTGCTCAATTAGAGGTTGCATTATGGCAGGGCGATACAACTTCAGGCAACGCAAATCTTTCTCGATTTGACGGACTTGTTAAGTTAATCGGAGCTGCTTCTGGTGTTGTAGCTGCTAACGCTTCTACTTTCATTAGTGGTGCGCCTTTAAGCACAATTACTGCTGCGAATGTAATCAGCATTTTTGATGGTGTATATCAAGCAATCCCTGCACAAGTTGTAGCTGCTGACGATATGACTATCTTCTGTGGTCAAGATGTTTTCAGAACTTACACAGTTGCATTAAAGAACGCAAATCAATTCCATTATTCAATTGATGTGAAAGCTGATAGCGAGTTCGTATTACCTGGTACTCCAATTAAAGTAATTGCTTTACAAGGTTTAAACGGAACTAACAAGGTTTACGCAATGCGTTTATCTAACTTGTTCTTAGGAACAGATTTGTTGAATGAAGAAGAAAAATTTGAAATCTTCTACGCAAAAGAAGCTGATCAAGTTCGTTTCGTATCTGAGTTCAAAATGGGTGTAAACGTAGCGTTCCCAGACGAGATCGTTAAGTTTATCTTAGCATAATTATTGGGGGGTTTAATCGCCCCCCATTTTTAATAAAATTTTAAATTTAATATTATGCCGTGTGCATTAACATCAGGATACACTTTAGACTGCCGTGATAGCTTAGGCGGTGTTACGGAAGTGTATTTTATAGAAGCAGCCAACGTAACTGCTACAACCGAAGCGAGTGGTGTAATTACCGCATTAACAAAGGCATCAGGTAAGAAGTTCTACAAATACGAGCAAGTAAAAGATACATCAATGATGAATCAAACTATTACTACTAACGTACAGAATGGAACAGTATTTTATGCACAGGAATTAATGGTTGTATTAAATAAATTACAAACCGCTACAAGAAACGAGATTTTATTGCTTGCTCAAAATACTTTGATTGCAGTAGTAAAGGATTCAAACGGCGTATATTGGTATCTTGGTAAAACAAGAGGATTAGATTTAACTGCTGGTACTGCTGGTACAGGTACTGCTCAAGGCGACAGAAGTGGATTCACTTTAACCTTTACAGGTGCAGAAGCCGCATTAGCTCCAAGCGTAGCTCAAGCAGTTTACTCTGTATTGACAACCGCAGGCGCATAAGTTTTTTCATAGGTTTATAGGTTTGCCGCCGTTCCTTCATTGGTTCGGCGGTTTTTTATTGTAGGATATGCAACAAATTAGCTTTTTAGCTATATAGATATATGATTAGGTTAACAAAGGGGGCAACCCAAAACATAATTTTAACCCTAACTGAAAAGCAGTTATTGACTAATCCAAACTATTTGTTTGTATTTACTAATAGAAGTGCAAATACAGAGGTTAAATTTGTTAGGTTAAATAACACAGACATAAGCCAATACAAGGACAGGTACAATGAGTTTAGTATTGTTACAAATACTAATTTTAGTACTGCCTTAAATGGTCAATATGACTACGATATATATGAGCAGACAAGTACGTCTAATCTTAATCCTGCGGGCTTAAATTTATTAGAATCAGGAATTATGGAATTAGTCGGAACGCCTTTCAATTTCACGGAATATACTACAACGGACACTTATAAAATAAGACAATAATGGATTTAAGAGTACTAACATTTGCGGAAGCCAAGCAGCCTGAATTTAAAGAAAAGAAAGG